TGAAATTAACAAAAGCCGTCCAAGAACTGACTGCCGATAATCAGGAAAATCCTATTAAATCGGTTGTTAATTCTGTTGACGAAAGGTTTAAATCTCTGAACGGTATTCTTGGTACCGCCGTGTCTGCTGTGGACGGATCATTTAACTCCAGGGAAATATTCAACAAGCTCAAAGGTGATGTGGCTAAAAAATACGGTTTAGACTCTGCTATGTCTACCATCAATGAAACTATGGGTCTTGTTAAATCATTTGAACTGGCTGTTCGCGGTGTTCCTAATGATGGATCTCCGAAGGCAAACTATTCTCAGATAAGCAATGTCGCAAACCATCAATACCCATCAGATCTTGGTGGTATGTACATGCAAATAAGCCTCAAAGAGTGGAAGAAGCTGAGTGCTTTCGGTAAGAACACATTCGACACAAAAACATCTATTGCATTGCCAATCCCCAAAAACCTGGTAGAACAACACAATGTTGACTACAAGCCAGCCAGCCTTGGATCGCTTATCGGTGGATTTAAACAGGGTGCTCTTGGAGCTGCAAACAATCAATTGACAGGTGATTTCGAAAGACGCTTGTCTGTTAGTGTACAGTCTGTTCTGACTGAAGCGGTGATCCGTGGTGTGGAAGGCGGTATTAACAAAGCAGCAAACTTTATTCCTATTTTTGGTGACGCTGTTGCAGCTACGGGAACCACTCTCGGAAACTTAGCAACTGAAATAAAAAATAACCTAGACGATGCTACAGAGCAGTCTCTCGGCTTGGCATATAACCCAAACCTCACTTTGATTCTTGGTGGTCCTAGATTAAGAACACACCAGTTTAGTTGGTTCCTTGCAGCAAAAAACTATGAAGAAAGCAAGGCAATAAAAGAAATAATCAACGAACTAAGAAAAGCCATGCTTCCATCTTCTGTCGATGGGTTTATCTACAAATATCCAAACTATGCTTTGATAAGAATACATCCAGAAAACGATTTCCTTTACAAATTTAAGCCTTGCGTCATAAGCGGTCTTTCAGTTAACTATGCTGGTGCTGGCTACCCATCATTCATGCCTGGTAAGGACGCTGGTAACCACCCACCAACAATTATTGAATTGACTATCGCATTCCAGGAAGTTGAGACAATTATCAGAGAAAACATCGAAAGCGGTGACGAGTTCCTAAGCAACGCAACTGTTGATGGATCTACAGTCACAGAGTTTGATTCATTTATCACTTCTATGACAAAAGCCACAACATTTGGTTTTTCTTCTATAGGAAGTATTGCTACAGATGCTTTAATTAAGAATGTAAAAACATACGGAAACTTCGCAGAAGAACAAGGTACAAAAATATCAAACACGCTAAAAGACACTGAGGGTGGTGGATAATGGCTAAACCATATTTTACAAATCTTCCAATAATGAACTATGATGGGTATGTCAGTGTTGATTTGCTGGCTCGTGTCGTGGCTAGAAGTGTAGCCCCAACTGTTGAAGAATATTATTTTACTTATGTTGTTAAAGACGGTGAAAGAGCTGACATGATAGCCAGCGACTTTTATGGTAATCCGAATTTTGTCTGGAGCATATATTTAATTAATAACATTATTGATCCAGCACACGAGTGGGTAAAAACTGAAGAAGATCTGTACTCTTTTGTCATTAAAAAATATGGCACATATGCAAAAGCTGCAAACAAAATAGTGTATTATAGAAATAACTATGACACAGATAATACTATCCTTTCTATTGCTGATTACAATAATTTAGCCGTAAATCCTGGCGCTACATACCCATATAATCTAAAAAGATTTTATGATCCGTTTGTTGATGAATATAATAATATTGTTGGATATAAAAGAGCCAATTTGGATGAAGTTAGGTCAACAAACAAAATAGTTGAGTTGACTCTAGACTCAACAGATTATCAAATAGGCGAAAGAATAACTCAAATCACTGCTGGAATAACAACAGCTTCTGCGTTTATATCCGCTAAAGATACCGATAAATTGATTATCCAACACGTAACTGGCACATTTGTCACAGCATCTCCTGTTTATGGTGAAGATTCTGAAGCAGCCGAAACGCCATCATCTGTTGCCATTATTGCAAAAGTAATACCTGACGAAGAGGTTACTTTCTTTACTGATGTTACTGCTTTAGATTACGAAACAGAATTAAACGAAAGCAGAAAAATAATAAGACTGATTCGTCCAGAAAATATAGATGGTATTGAATCTGAATTAAGAGGTCTTTTTGAGTAATGTCTACTAATAAGTTTAAACCAGGTGATGTTGAAATCAAAACTTTGGTGATATCTACTCACTCTGGTGTGAGTGTTTCATTAATGGATCTGTATGTAGAACTTTCTGTTTTTGAAGACATACTCAGTCCATATATGACCGCATACATCACATTAATTGATGGTGTCGGTTTACTAAAAAGCGGTCCACTTCTTGGTGGCGAGTTAGTTCTTATTGAATTTTCAACACCAACTAGAAAATCCGCAAAGTATAGTTTTTTTGTAAAGTCTATTGAAGATGTTGATTCTGTTGCGCCTATGAATACCAGTTACAGCTATACGCTTAATTGTATATCCGAAGAAGCTTTTATCAATAACACTAAAGTTATTTCTAAAACTTATACAGGAACAATCAGTGAAATAATAGCAAATATACTTAAAAAAGATCTTGGTTCAAAAAAAGATTTTTTTTATGACACCACAAAAGGTATTCAAGATTATGTTATAAACTATGAAAAACCCTTTGAGGCTATATCAAAAGCGTCAAAACGTGGTGTGTCCTTACAAGATAAATCATCATCATATATGTTCTTTGAAAATCGTAGCGGTTTTAATTATATGACGTTGGAAACGATTGCTGATCTTAAAAAAGATTCTATTGGAGACAAAGTTTTCATAAACAGCCCAATGTCTGGCGCAAAAGAATCAAACAATCCAGAAGAATTTCGACAACTTATTGGAATGACTGTTAGCGACACACCAAGCCTGGTTGACGATATTGATGATGGCGTGTTTAATAGTGAGGTTAAAACTTTCGATCTATTAACCAAAACGGTAAAATCAACAAAATTTAATATTGCCGAAAAAGTTAAAGATTTTAAAGGTTTTGGATCTGCTGGTTCAGAATCTATAAGACTACCAGACAAAGTGGTGAAAAAATACGCAAACCAAACAAGTAAAATTTATTTCAGAGTTAGCGATAGCAGTTCTAAAGAAACTTATATTGATGATATGCTTTCAAATAAATTAGCCTACACGATGCTTGCTTTGAAATCTCCAATGCTACTTAACGCGCATGGTGATTCTAATCTTGAGGTTGGTGATATTATAAACGTAAAATATGCAAAATCTACTGGTTTAGACGGTGATACCAAAAAGGAAGAAAGATACACTTCTGGTAATCAAATGATAATCAGATTACGCCATTTTATTCGTAAAACTGGTTCTGGTCCAAAGTATGTGACATCTATGGAAACTGTTGGTTTTTTTGGTGGTAAGAAATGACTACATTAAGTGTTGGTGAAGAAGGTTTTTTTTGGTTCTTCGGTGTTGTAGAGGATATCGAAGATCCTTTACAAGTAGGTCGTGTTCGCGTTAGAATTTACAATCAACATAACGAAGACAAGAATCAAATGCCAAAAGAAGCATTGCCCTGGGCGATGGTTTTACAGTCGTCTGTCAGTGCAGCATCTGCTGGTATCGGTATATCCCCGACAGGCATAGCGGTAGGATCTACAGTCATTGGTTTCTTTGTTGATGGTATAGAAAAGCAAATTCCATTTGTTCTTGGGACTTATGCTGGTATCCCGAAAGATAATGATGTTGCCCAGGTAGCAAGAGGGAAGAACAGCGTATCAAAAGAGAAAGTTGGACCAGAACCAGATCAAACATACGATTCTAAATATCCACACAATAAAACAATGACCACTACTTCTGGTCATGTTATAGAAATAGACGATACTCCAAATGCTGAGAGAATCCATATATTTCACAAGTCTGGAAGCTATGTCGAGATGAACCAAGACGGGTCTGTTGTCAGTAAAGCTGCTGGATCTGATTTTGATATTGTTGCAAAAGATAAGACAATCTATGTTGGTGGCAACGCCAATATAGAAATTGGTGGTAATGCTAAACTTGAAGTTGGTGGTACTGTTGATGCCACTGTAGGTGGTCAAGTCAATATACAGGCATCAAAAGTTAATATTGGCTGTGATGTTATCGTAGACGGTGATGTTATTGCTTCTGGTATCAGTCTGACCAAGCACGTTCATGGTGGTGTTGATACTGGTCCAGGAAAAACTTCTAAGCCACAGTAATAAATACTGTATAAAAGGATTCAAAAATGTCTGTAGGATATAAAACAACGCCATTTACAAGATCTGATAAGTTCACTGAGCTTATCAATAAACCAATTAAGTTTTCTGACATATCTATAAATCTCGATGTTCACCCTAACACCAGTGATTTGATTAGGATTACTAATGAAAACTCAATCAAAAAACAGATGAAAAATCTGCTGTTGACTGATAAGTATGAGCGTGTATTTTTACCTTCTTATGGTTGTTCTATCAGAAGTATACTATTTGAAAATCTAACAGATCAAACAGCTTTAATTGTAAAAGATATTATAATAGAAGCTGTAAAAAATCACATGCCTCATGTTCGTGTTTTAGCGGTTCAAGTGATACCTATAGATCAAGGTGTTTCAATTGAAATCGTTTTTGTCGCGCTAAATATTGAAGGTAACCAAACACTAAGCTTCTACCTGGATAGAGTAAGATAATGGCAAATAACTCAATTAACCTTGTACCGTTAGATTTCATCACCCTTAGAAATCAGTTCAAGACATATCTATCAGCACAGTCGCAGTTCAGCGACTATGACTTTGATGCTTCAAACCTGTCTGTTTTGATCGATTTGCTGGCATACAATACATTCCATAACGCTTTCTATCTGAACATGATAGGAAACGAAATGTTCCTTGACTCTGCCCAGATGCGAGAGTCTGTCGTATCCCATGCCAAAGAGCTTGGATACACCCCAAGATCGAACAAGTCTTCTGCTGCCGTTGTTTCTTTGCAAATCAACATGGGTGCTCCAGGTAGTGTGACTATTCCTAAGAACACACCATTTATTGGTCGTATAGGAAGTAACACTTATACTTTCACAACAAACACTGCTATAGTTTCTTCTAGCACAACCAACACCATATTAATTGAAAACGTATCTCTTTACGAAGGTACGATTGGAAATGATGTGTTTGTTTATGACAGTGGAAATACAGCTCAACGCTTCTTGTTATCTGATCCTAATGTGGATACCAGCAGCTTATTCGTCACTGTACTGGAAAACAGCGGTGCAAACGTATACACATATCGTCTAGCAACATCTCTGTTTGACCTGGATGCACAATCTCAGGTATACTTCTTGGCTGCTGCCGAAGATGGTAAGTACGAAATCAAATTTGGTGATGGTGTAGTCGGTCGAATTCCAAATAATGGCTCGACAATTTCTGCTCAATACAGACGCTGCAATGGTGATCTACCGAATTTAATTTCTGTATTCTCACCAGCGGGTAATATTGGTGGGTTCTCAAATGTAAACATTATCACAACAACCGCAGCACTGGGTGGTCAATATGCAGAGGGTGTTGAGTCTATTCGATTCAATGCGCCACGTCATTTTGCCACCCAGGAACGTGCAGTCACCGCAAGCGACTATGAGACATTGTTGAAGCTTAACTTCCCAGAGCTTACCTCTGTGTCTGTTTATGGCGGTGAAGAGATCGAACCACCACAATATGGTAAAGTATTCATTACTCCAAACATCACTGGCATCACTGGTCTTCCAACCAGTAAGAAAATCCAGTACATGGATTTCATCAAGACTCGTTCACCACTTACTATTGAACCTGTATTTACTGAACCTGAATACCTGTTTATTGCTGTTGACTCTATTGTTAATTATAACTTAAATCTAACTTCGGTTGATCCAGAATTTATTGCAGCACTGGTATCTGATGCTATCATTACATTCAATGTAAATAATATTGGTGACTTCAAATCAACTCTTCGTTACAGTAAATTGGTTGAAGCTATGGATGATGCAGACGAATCCATTATCAGCAATGATACAGATCTTAGCATCTACAAAGTTCTTCAGTTCACACCAAATACAACAAAGAATTACACGATTGCTTACGATCTACCACTGATTGACAATCTGCCAGCCCTGGAAGCAAGTCACCCAGCTCAAGAAGTACATGCTATTTCATCGTCCTATTTCTTCTACAAGGGTCGTGTTTGCCAGCTGGAAGACAATGGTGATGGTATCATGAGAATCGTTGCTGATGAGAATCAAGTACACTCGACCATTATCAATGTAGGAACAGTTGATTATGCAACAGGAAAGATTGAGCTGATTAACTTTGGCAACATAGCTGCTGACAATAATAGAATCAAAGTATATGCAAAAACAAAATCCAAGGATGTTGCATCCAAACGTAATGTTATTCTGACAATTCTAAGAGAAGACATAAATATTGACGTTAACCAAGTAAGAGAATAAAATGAAAGACTTTGAGAAACAGATTTCATCGCTGATTGCAAATCAGTTCCCATCCTTGTATGCGGAAGAGGGTCCGTTTCTCATTGAATTTCTGAAAGCTTACTACGAGTGGATGGAGCTTGTCGGTAAACCAGTTTATGAATCAAGAACTCTGTTGAACTACAGGGATGTAGACGAAACAGTAGACGAGTTCTTGATTCACTTTAAGAAGAAGTTTCTGGCTGATATTCAGTTTGAAACTACAACAAACAAACGTTTATTCATCAAAAATGCTCTTGATTTTTATCGCTCGAAAGGTACAGAAAGATCGGTTGAGCTGCTGTTCAAGCTTGTTTATGGCGAGGATCCAGAAGTATACTTTCCATCGGAAGACATTTTCAGATTATCTGACAATGAGTGGGTCAAACCAACATATTTGGAAGTTACACCATCACCATACAATGCACTGTTTATCAATGAACAAATTGTTGGTGTAACATCTGGGGCAACTGCTTTTGTCGAGCGTTATGTGAGAAAACGTGTTGGTACAAAATACGTTGAAGTGCTTTACATCTCAGTCCCAACTGGCGACTTTGAAACTGGCGAGATTCTGCGTTTATCTGACGGTTCTGTTGTAGAAAATCTACCAGTCGTTGTTGGATCGACAACAACTCTTGATGTGGTTGGTGGTAGCTTGGGGTTTGCTGTTGGCGATATTGTATCATTCGAATCAGAAACAGGACTCCAGGGTAAAGCTCGTGTAGCAGAAATCTCTGATGTTACTGGTGTTGTTGATTTCAATTTGGTGGAAAGTGGGTTTGGTTATTTTGCAAACTCCCCTGTTGTGGTCTCAACAAAATCTCTGAACCTGACCAACACATCAAACACAAACTTCGTTCTCTTTGAAACCGTAACTCAACCAAAAGCAAACGTTCAGTTTGACACCCTTATTGGATCGTTTGTTGCAAATGATGATGTATACTTCTATTATTCTGACAACAGCTCGGCTGGTATCGGTAAAGTCCTTGAGCAGTCTAATACTGAGCTTTATATTAGCTTGATCTCTGGCGGTATAAAAACTTCGCTATCGACTGTTAATGCAGCAATATCGACAAATACCATAACAGTAAAAGCACAATCAAACGCCGTGACTGCAAATGTTACAGCGTTCATCAATAAAACCTCAACTGCTAACTTGATGGGTGTTGCCACAAACAACGGTGTTATTGGATTGACTACTATTTTTGGGACTTTTGTTTCTCTCCCAGGTAATTATATTGAGCTTTCAAATAGCGGAATAACAGCAAACGTCACGTCAGTCAGCACTGGTACTGGTGCTACGTTCCAGATCGCAAACTTAAACAATCAGGAATCTATTTGGTTCTGGACTGATAGAATTTCAAGTAAAAATAACGGAAACGTATATTTCTATGACCTTCGTCTTGATGGATCAAACGCAAACAATGCTGGAAGTACATACGGGTTTCCAAAGTTTTTAGATGCAAATACATCAACTGTTCTTTATACTGCTTTGAATATTGCATCTGGAAATATTGGTGGTGTATCTTCTATTAAAGCAGAAAACCCAGGAACAGATTATAATGTTGATCCTTTTGTTCTTATCCTTGAGGATGATATCTATGGATTTGATAAACGAGATTATGTAATTGATTTTACATACAACACTGGCTCTGTCGAATTTATTGTTGGTGAAAAGATTTCTCAGGTACTGACTATTCCAAATAGCGTTACATTAACAGTAACGCAAGCTGGCGCTGGTATTAATTTTGGTGATTATATTTTCCAGTCAGATGGTGTGTCAAACGTGGCTACAGGTATCGTCCAAAGCTATTCTATTGTATCAAATACTGGTACTATAGTTGTCAATAGCGTAAGTGGAACTTTTGATCCAGCATATGATATCACCTTCTTGTCAACGTCAAATACTGCAAACGTGTCTAGCGTTAATGCAACTGCTGTAAGTACAACAGCATCTGGAGTAATTAAAAGCATAATAAATGCAAACGCAATGACAGTAAAAAGAATATCTTTTGCTAATTCTTTCTCTAATACTGGCGGTGCTATTATTGGTGCTGCTACAGCTGCAAGCGCAAATATTGTATTAGCCACCCCACAAACAAACGCTCTTCCTATTGGTATAAATGCCGTAGTTTCAGCAAATGTACAAGCTGGTGCTGGTGCTATTACTGAACTTGAAGTAGTAGATTCTGGTTTCGGCTACGTTCAGGATGATATAATTTCGGGCACCTCTGAGGACGGTTTGAGAACAGTTAGCTTGAAAATTAACCTTGGTAAGCAAGGTATCAGCGAGGGTTATTACAACTCCATGAAGAGCTTTGCCAGTGCTGATAAGTATGTTCAAGATGGTGAATACTACCAGGAATACTCATACGAAATACTATCAAGACTACCGTTTAATAAGTACGCAGATGTTCTGAGAAAGGCACTTCATGTTGCTGGGACAAGATCTTTTGGATCGGTAGTAATGGCATCAAACAATCAAGCAACAATCACGGCTTCTTCGAATATTGTTTCCGAAGTAGGCTAAATAGATACAGATCGATAATAGTGGATCATCATGGCAAATAAGAGATTAGTAACCGAATTGTTTAAAACACATATGGCTCGTCAGCTTGTCGAATCATTGGCTGAGCAGTCGAATACCGCATATTACATGTTCACGGGTAAACATACTCAATACCCTGACGGTGACACCACTGTAACGCAGCCTGTTGATACCATACAGTCGCTTTATATCGATAGCTATGAAAACATGCTATTTGGTAAAAGAGTCACATCGAATGATGTGAAGCACATGATCCCAAAAAACACCTGGACAAGTGGTACGGTTTACTCTATGTACGAGCACGACAACGCCGATCTTTTATCTGAAGATTTCTTTGTTGTTGTCAATGAATCAAGTCTTTATCATGTGTTCAAATGTCTTTACAACAACAATGGTGCAGAATCAACCGTACAGCCAAGTTTCAGC